GATGTTGACGGTGAGGCGGTTGGGTGTCAGTAAGGTGTACCTGTTTGCCGCTGTGGTGTAGGGGGTTTTTAATGCCCATTTTATATCACGTTCGTAGTGCGCGGGGAGAGTGGCAAGCTGGAGCAATGTTACAAGGGAGCGCAGATTAGCCATTGCTATGCCTCCTCAAGATACCGAACATCTGAGTTCGCAGCGGTTGCAATGGCATAGATAGCAGATAATGTATATATAGTGATATCTGCACCGGGAGAGAGTTTGATGCCAGTCTCTGTAGTTACTGTAGGCCCGCCCACATAAACATCATTATTTGACAGATTTTGAAGAAGCAGACTTCTTCGTGTGCCCGGCGCTTTAATAAGTATCGGCGCAAGACCCACAGCTACTGGCCCGTGTTCTAATGTGCTTGCTGCTTGAGACATAATATCCTCCTATAGAATCCTGATTGTTTCTGTTTTACGAGTCGTGAGGGGAGACACAATCCAACCCACACTATTGTGACAATAGCAATGGGCACTATCTGCCATGAGAAGAAAGCCATTGAAGTAATACAGGAGGCGAGCGCCCCGTAAAATGGTATCCGGTCGGGATTTATCCAACCCCGCCAGAGTGTATGAGCCATGGCGAAAACAAGCAGTATAAGTGCTGTTATGCCTGCGGCGAAAAGAATCTCCACATAATCGTTATGAGCCTCAAAATATGGTCCGTCAGGATATGTTTTGTTTTTATAAAAGTTTACCACGTCGCCTTTTGACCAGATATTAACCAGATCTATAAATGCTTTTTTGTCCTCAATGTCAGCATAAAGCGCCTGGCGTATTCTGACATCGCTTATGCTCAGCGGCGCTGTCAGCATTGGGATCACGGTGCTGTACTGGCCGAACCCCCACCCAGTGACGGGCTTATGAATAGCTGCTTTAACGCTTTCCTGCCAGACTATAAGACGGGAGTTTTTCTGCAATTGCCAGTTGAACCGGTCTACAAAAATCATATACGCAGCGCCTGCGACGCAAATAAGTGCCGCGGCAAGGCAGGATGTCCTCAGAGAAATACGATGCCTTTTTAAAAACAGCCAGACGCAGCCTATTACAGCCGCGGCCATGACGCCTATCAGCGATTTAGCCAGGAAAATCCCGGTTAGCGGAATAAGTATCAGCCATATCCAACGGAGCCGGAAAAAAGCAGGCAAGCAGACAGCGATAAACGCGGATGTCTCGTTGGGATTACTCAAAATACCGGGGTATTGCCCCGGGATAACGGGTCTAAAAACTATGGGAATATTCCAGAATTGCAGCCACTGCGAACATGCGCAAATCATCGCGAGAACGCAGATCGTATTATACATCCATGATCTTTTAATATCCTTTAAAGCCGTAAATATCAAAACAATCGCATACATAAGGATTGCCAGAGCGGCAAGAATAGGGGTACTTTTGTGAATATAGCAAACAATCCCCAGCCAGGTAAAAAGCATTCCCGCGGGCACCGATGTTTTAAGCACAAGCAGGCCGCAGGCGATTATCAGCGAATAGCACAGCACCATATATCTGCTAAGCCTCAATGCCGGGCAAAGGGCAAACAGTGTCGTTGCCGATGCCACAACAAATATGAGCAGTACCGTGGGGGAGATTTCTCTCCCCCATTTTCCTGTAAATTTGTTATATACGGTGGATAAATTAATCACTGTCTTTTCACCGCCATCAGTACCGTAACATCCGTTATCTCGGGCGATGTACCGCCCAGTGTAAGCAACACACTCACCGTAGCTTCATCCGTAATAGTGGGGGTTGTAGCCAGCGTGCCGTCAATTATTGTGTCGTATTCCGGGCTGGGAATTGGTATCGCGGTCGAGAGCAGAGACGTAGAGCCCTGCTTCACATCCACAGTATATGTTCCTGTCCCGACAGTGTTAAGGGCTCGTGCGTAGGCGGAAATAGATACCACTCTGTATGGCCAGGGAACTTTAAATTTTATCGGCGTTATTGTTGAGGTATATACTCCAGGCATGTGCAAAACAACCATTTCATACCCGGTGGATCCCGATGACGGGTTTGACGTTGCAGCCATACCCGGAAAGGGCGCGGCAAGCATTATAAGCACAAACGCTGTTATTGCCATTATCATTATCAAACTTCTTTTGACTTTGTTCATTTAATCTGCCTCCTTTTTGGCTGATCTTTAGCTTATCCCGTTTTTTAAGCGGGATAAGCGGCTACTGTTTCCTGTTTCCTTAGATTACGCTCTTGTCAAACCCTCTGTAGTCGTCGATTTCCACTTCATACTCGTGACGGATTTTGTACTTCAATTCATCAGCAAGGAACATCTGGCCCACCAGTGGGTTGTCTGCTACAAAGAATTCCGGTTCTTCCTGCCCGTTCATGCTTGCCACTTCCAGCAGCTCTACGTCGTTTTTGTCAGCTATCAGGCCCCAATCATTCGTGTCCGTTGTTAATGCAAGTTTGACAATACGTTCGTGGTTGGTGCCGAATCTTCCTGCATGAGGATTGCCGCCTGCTACGCCAGGCCAGGGAGAATTTAGTCCACAGGCTACCTCATATAACTCCCTCGGCACCCATTCATACATTGCCTCAAGGGCCAGCTTTTTGCCTGAATCCTGTTCAGTCTGGTTGTACATGGCCACAAGACGATTAGTAAGTGTCGCAACGCCGGTGGCGTCGTTGGTCAGAGTCACTGCGCCAAGGTTGCCATGGTCTGTGTGGAATAGCGCCTTGCTGTCTCCTTTATATGTTGAATTGTTGATGATCTTATTCCAGATGCGCTGTGCTTTTGTCCTTTTTGCCGCTCTACCGAGGCGCGAAGGTATTTTTTGCAGAGCCCGAAGATCGTCATTTAAAATAGTCTTACGGCTTATTGTAACGATCCCACCCTTCTGGTTCAGGGCAAATGTCACTTCCTCATCCGTAACGTTCGTCAGTTCCGTGTAGTCCACAGCCTCGGGATCCACATCCGGTAGATCTCCATAATACCCTACCCTGATGGATTCCATTGTCTTAAAATCAACGGCACGTCTTGCATAACTGATAAGGGCCTGTTCGCCGTAATCTATACCCTTATAATCCTGGACAAGCCTCCGGTACATGGATGTTCCAAGCACAAAACTGAATGAAGAAGAGCTGTATGCCGCAGGCAACCGGAGCATCTCCATTATTGCCTCGCCGAGCTTAACACCCTCTCTTGTCGGCCTGCCGCTTATGTCTTGATCCCCGGTAATATGTGTGTATGCAGCACGCAACGATCTCATTGATTTGACATTTTTAAATTTGTCGTCTACTACAACCCCGAGCAGCATATCAAAGGCCGCTTGAATCTTTTCAGGTTCCTCAGCGCCAACTCTGGTTTGTCCGGAACCAATTACAATTCCGCTGCCGGTCAGCTTGTCGAGATATTCCTTTTCCTCTCTAATTGCAGCCTGTAAAGTCTCCGAAGCAAAAATTTTCCCTTCAAAAGCTTTTTTAATTCGGTTGATCGCCAGAAGCGGGAGGCCGCTTTCATTCAAATCGCCAACCAATATGATTCCAGAGGCCGCAATCCTGGTCTGCTCAAGAATCTGCTTAGCTTCGTCGTTGTTCGGTACTGCCGATACCGCAGGCGCTGCTGCCAGAAGGTTAAGAATCTCATCCTCCGTGATTTTGCCCTCCACAGCCTTACCATCTGCCACTTTGCCCGCCGCTACAAGCTGCTGATACTCTCCGGGGCGGGCGGTTGCCAATGCTGCCAACAATTTTTCATACATATTTTCCTCCTTTGGCCCGCCTTCTTGCCCGGCTGCAGCCATTCTGATAAATTTACCCCCTCCTATGGGGTCATACACTACATCAACGGAATCCACTTTTACTATGGATTCAACAATTCTTTTGCCTTTAGCTACTTTGCCCATCACATCATGTGACAGGCCGATCAGATCGGTTTTGCCCTTGCTGAATGCATCTACCAGGCCGTCGCGAAGCCATGACGCGGTTTTGAGCAGATTGAGTATTCCCTCAAGGCCAGTGGTATTCGGTTTTACATCCGATATCCAGCCCACAAGATCCCGGACTGATTTCCCAAAGGGGTTTTTCGGATCCGCGTGTTGCCCCTGAGTCAGGGCAAAGACCCTTGCGCCGTCGTACAACGGGACAGCGGTTTTCAGTACCTCATAAGGGTATTCCACATCCCCCTGTTTATCCTGTCCCGCATTTATGATCTGGACGTGCCATTGGTACCCTGTTTCAGCATCTTCGGCGTTATCAACAGCCGATAAGAGTCTCACTGCTGCCGCAACCCTCACATAATCCACCTGTCTGCGCACCTTTGCCATATCTCCCGTGATAACCTTGTCGGTCTCGTCAATGGTGTACGGCACTTCATAAAGCACCCCAGTTCCGTCAGAGATAATGCAATGATCTGCGTAGACATCGATTACATCGCCCCTTGAATTCGGGAATGCAGCGGTAAAGGCATCACACAGAGCCCTTCTGATCTCGCTGAAACTCAGCATCTATTCCTCCTTGCCTGTTTCCTTACCGGCATCCTCGCCGGGCTCCTTAGCGGCATTTTTAGCGGGAGTTTTCAGGATGTCATATTTTCTGCCGTCTTTTGTCACTATGTGAAATGTATCCCCGTCGTCTCTCTGGGTAAGAAGGTCGGAGGTCTTTAACTGCCGTTCAATAGGAAAATGCCTCTTTTTTTTTCTTCCATCCTCATCAACTTCTTTCGGTATCGATGTTCTGAACTTCAATCCTGCTAAATTTTTTTGTTCTACCTCAGACATGGGTTATTACCTCCTTTATTTTGTTCGTTAAATCTTTTTACTTCTCACTGTATTTGTCACATCCCGTAAGGATTCCGCAACCATAAACCCTGTCACTGAGCCTGCTCATGTATTTGGCAGTCTCATCCAGCGCCATAATTTTCAGTATTCCCACCTCTGTCATCCATTGCACTTTACTCCGTGATATGTAAGGTTCATTGACGTTATAGGGCAGAGTCCCTATAGTCGGACTGGATGACGTATTATCAAAGATGCAAACTCCAGCGATAAAAAGTATTGCGATTATTAGAGAGAATCTGATCATTATCTTTCTTGGACGCCCTTCAATCATCACTATTGCCCCCAGTTCGCATGGTATGGCACATGATCGCAACCGCAATGGATTACCTCGCTGATCGGTGCATTCGGAGCCCGCGGAAACATCATCGGGATCCCGCCTACCATAAACGGCTGATCCACCGGCACATGCTGCCCGGCTGCTGCAATATGCGACGGTCTCGGTGTTCTCGGATGCCCTGCGTGGATCCACTGTTTTTCCAAACCTTTAACGTGCTGTGCTGCCTCTCCCATCCGAAGCTGTGCAGCCTCTGAAAATATTCTCCCCATCTCCGTCTGTGTGATCGTCTCAGCTCGCAGCGCAATGTTTGCAAATTTACCCTTGTCTATTGTCGTGCCGATTGAAGTCGACACTTCCTGTGGAGTCTTCGCGCCGAGGATCCCCAGATTGATTTCACCTTTGATTTGAAACCAGGTATCCCCGAAAAGCTTTTCCAGATATGTATTAGAATAATCTTTCAATGCGGTCAGAGAGCTTGTAGAAATATTTATATGTCCCATAAGCCCTATCTGTCCTGCCCCTAAACCCCCGGTGCGCAATGCCGAACTCACCATCTCGCCGCCTTTGTTCCACATATTATCAAGCTGTCCTGATAATTCCCGGACGGCGGTACCTTCGTAATCCGCTATCCGGATCTCCAGACTATCAAGAAGGTTTTTTAAGGAATATGAATCCCATGATCCGAGCGCGGCCCGGCCTATGTCATCTGTAATCTGGCTGTGCAGATTTTTCATGATGCCCAGCATGGCCTCCGTTGCGGTCTTGATGCCGCGATCTTTTTCTTTCAGGATTCGTTTTATCTCTTTTGTCACTTCAGACATGATTGATCCTCATATTTGCGTTGTGACGCATTTGACTCTTTCATGAAAGCAAATATCCGCATAAATCCATTGACACGTGTTATAACTATGTCAATAGCGATTTTACAGGGCCTTTTGAGCTTCATTCACCCTCCACAATCTTTAAATCCGGTTTGGCAGTTTCCTTTTCAGGATTTTTATAATCTTCATATCCTTTGTTCTCGTTCTGCCTTTCCAGGTTCTTTTTAATCTCGTCAAAATCCATATCAACACCAGTAAACGAAACCACGCTGGCAAATATTTTCCGCGCTGTGTCTTTATCCACCCACTCTTGCATTTCCGCCGTGACACAGGCTGTGCCCATCTGCTGGGCCGCGGTGCTCATCTTTGCTATATCCTTTGTGCCCATTTCCGGGGTGCTCGTACTGAATTTAGCGTCGTCATCGCTTACCCTGAGATACCGGGCATCGCGGGCCTGGCGGATCTGATAGCCGAGCATGTCCTCTATGATGTATTTCACAGTCAATTGTTTCTGGCTCATGATCTTGAGTACGGGCATATCCATCTCTGATGCTGTGGCGCGGTTTACGTCGCCCGCTCCGCCATACCAGTGTTCCGGGAAGCCCCATCTGCCCAGGATATGGTTTCTAAAAAGCCGTGCGCCTTCTTTTGCATCCGCTGATTTTAAATCCGGGGTTACTGCCTGGAGCTTTACTTTTTCATTATGCCCGAAGGCAGAGCCCGACTTCTTTGATAAGTTTTTAAGTTGTTCTTTTATGGCAGTATCATCGCCGCCATCTACCTGCAAATCCCAGATAAACGAATTGAACTGCGGCCATTTATCCGAATAATCAAACAGGAATTGCTCATATACATCAAGCCAGTCTGCAACGGACAGGAATGATGACCGGCCTCTCGGTGAATTTGTAACATTGTTGATTGCCCAGTAAAAGCATTCTCCGTCAGTGAATTGTTCACGTAGTTGCTGAGCCGCAGGCGACAGCATATATTCCGCCTCTTCAGGCAGAATTGTTGTATATTGTTTGGGTTCCGTATTGACGGAATTCCCTCCGATTATGCCCGTCCAGGACTTTGTTAAAACACCGATAATCATCCTTACGTTCTCCGGATCGGTGATAACCATGTCAATCCGGGCAGGGTCCATATAGCCAAGCTGCACCCTGCCTGTCTGCTTTGCCGTAAATGCCGGGAAGCATAACTCTCCGAATATCTGAAGTTCACTTACATGCTTCGGAAAATATAAAGGCATCCTGTTTACCGGATTGTGCCAGAAGCCGTCAAGAACAGCTTTCGTCTCTGGATGCTTAGCCTCATATGGTATGCCCTCCGCCAGAATAAAAGCTGTTGTCACATCCACCAGCCACCCGGCGAGCGGGTTTGTCTCAATCAGCCAGTAGGCGATCTCAATCATGCGGTCCTGAGTTACAGGCAGCAGATTCCGTTCATCATTGCCGGTCAGCTTACGCCACTGAATATCCTCAGCGGAAGGTGCGGACAAAGAACTGCTTGCAGCGCTTATACGTTCATTCTGCGGTTTCGCTGCATTATTTAACCAGGGTATATTATTCCACCAGCTCACGCTGCTCTCCTTTGATTTCTGTAATAACCTCTTGTACTGCCTAAGCGCGGTCTTTCCGCATGATAATCATCGTTTGCTGTCTCGTTACTTGCCGAAACCGCTTTTATCATCCCGCTCTCCAGCAGGCTCTTAAGCATCTCCAGAGCGTCCGGGCCGTCATCGTGGCCACCTTTCCCTTTCGGCCTGTAATAGATCAAATGTTTCTTTAATTCGGTCATGCCCTGTTTTTTAAATCTGATCCATCCATTCTTGATCCATGGCTGGAGTGTTATGATGCGGAGGTCTTTATCAACATTAGGTCTGATGCCCTTTACATTTATGGTAAGGCCGCGTTTATGGGCTTCCTTTTCAAAGGCGTCCTTGAAATATTCCTGGAACTGTATTTCCTCTATTGCAAACTCGTTGAAGGTATCTCTCTGGTGGTAGGTCAGGATATCATCGGTAATTTTGTCAGGATGTCGTTTTTCGATATCGGCCACGGTAAGATAGATGATATTATCCTTCATTCTGCCGCCTATGATGGCCGATGGGTCCGCGTTCTTTGATCTTTTACCCATTGACGGATCGCATGCGCCGCCCTGCGGTATGCCGGACAAATCAACGTCATCCTCATCGTAATCCTGAAACCATTCTTCAAGGAATACGGCATCTTCGGGGTTGATCGGTTCATTCTGCTTTTCCGAGTTGAAGTATGCCGGTCCTTCAGAGACATACATTTTCATCAGGTAGTAATAAGGTTCACGTTCAGGCCAGAGTATCTCCGTGCCGGAAAGCATTTCTTTTTCATTTGCTTTATAGAATGCGTCAGCTTTGGCTTCGGCATCTTCCTTTGAGATGTTGCCGTCGGCAAAGATTGACTCCCATTTTTCCCAGAGCTTTGACTGCGACCATTTCAAAATAGCTTTGAATTTTTGGCCTTTCCAACCGGGCTTTTTTAAAAGGTTATTTAAAAGGCTGTCATAATGAAGTATTGTCCCGACAACGATATAAACCGTGTCGGGTTGGCCGATCTTCATGAGCGCCTTAAAAAACCACTTTTCCAGCTTCTTGCGCTGATCAGGAGACTCCACGGCCTCGTCATTTTCCAGGTCATCTCCGACTACAAGATCAGGCCGTTTTGAGCCGTGTCTCATACCGCGCAATTTTTGACCTGCGCCTGCGCCCCTGATCTTCACGCCGTTGCGCGCGATGATCGTATCAGCTCTCCAGACCGGGCCTTCTCCGCAGAGATCCGGGAAGTCCTGTTTTAACCGCTCGTTTGTCTCCAGCTCAGCCTTAATAAAAGATATAAAATCCTGCGCCTGCAAAGCAGTCTCCGATACAAGAAGCGGGAATATACGGTGTTTATAAGCCGCGCACCAGATTGGAAGAATCAGTGTAGTCCAGGTAGATTTTGCATTGCCTCTCGGCGCTGCATCGGCCTCGCGATCTCCCTCGCCGGTTTCCATGGCACGGACTATCATCTGCGGATATCTGAGACAGAAATACTTATGCAGTTCTGATGGAGGTGTATCCAGATAGTGCGGGAAGTAGGTCTTTCCGAAAAACTCCAGATCTTTCTTTGCCCTGCTTACACGCTCTTTCTGTGCCTTTTTATCATCCGGGAAAGGTTTCGCCTTACTCTGAATCAGAGACCGCAGGCTCTCGATCTCCCGGTCAAACTTCTTATCCTTCACATTAAGCGGCATATTTCTCCCTGGCATACTGCACAAAGTCGTCGAAGACACCCTCAATTACGGCAACCGCTTCGGGATCGTTCTTGCTAAGCCAGTCTATAAGGTCTTTCATAAAATCTATAAACAGTGCGGCTTTGAACGCACCGGTCTTTGCCTTTATTTCAGTAATAGACTTAACGACGCCTGTATAAGCGAACATAGCCTGATTGTCGATCTTGCCGTCCCCCAGAGTTTCGAAATATGTTTCATATCTTGCCTGGACCTTCTCCAGGCTGCCGATGGCTTTTCCCTCTGCGCTGATTACGGCATCGGTTGCTTTTTGTTCCTCAGCCTCTGCTCTCGCAGCGCGTTCCTTCCATGTGTATTTTTCGGCCCAATCGTATAGAGTAGGTGTACTGATGATAAAACCTTTCTTTTTCAGTTCCCTTTGTGTGAGCTGATAATTCTGACCGCAGGCACGCCAGGTCTGATACGCCGTTTCTCGTGTTTTGTCCTCGTAGCTCTTGTTAGCCATCAAAACCTCACGTCGATACCGCTGGCAGGCTCAAATCCGTCAAGAACGTCAAGGCCCTCTGCAGTTACGGTCAGCATCTCTATCTCTACGCTGCCAGTCTTGCGGCGTTCAAATTTGACGCATCCCTTTTCCTCCAGATATGTAAGATGGCTGCGCATTTCCTCTTCGGTGATTGTATATCGCAGATCATCGAGCAACCGATGCATCACCATAAAGTCGATGGGGCCGGGATGTTCACATGCGAGAAGTTTTAATATTGCCCCACGAATTCTGCGGTAACGTTCTTTTTTAGGATCCATAAATATGTTCCTCAACACGCTCGGTTTTTTGCATAATGCATTTCAATAGAATCATCATTTCCCGGTGTTCACTATTGTCGCGGGTCATTAGTGTATCAATGCAACCCCTCAGATTGTCAGCGCCCTGCGCAAGTTTTCCCAGGGCCTCTGCCTGGGATTGTTGCGCTTTCACAAATTCCCCGAGATACTTATCCGCCAGCTTATAAAGGGCAACTATCATGAGAGTCGCGATCAACGCCCCCGGTCCCCAGAAAGCCAGTGATTTTAAAACCTCGCTCCAGGTCACTTGGTATTCGCCTTTGCAAGTAGCACGGTTTTATCGTCACTACCCTTGGAACTGCCGAAAAAGTATTGCGTCACAGCTACAAAACCCGCGCTTAAAGAACCGAAGAGCATATAGATCACTCCGCTTGAATCAGGTGGTAATGCCCGAAAGATCAGCGTTGCCACCAGAGCAAAAAACCCGAGCACGAGAACCCATGCGAGCATATAGAGGTTGATGTCCCGTTTGCCTGTCACTTTAGTGCCTTCCACCTCTCTACGCCGTGCGTCGGCTACGTCGGCAAGGCGCATTCGCTCGGCATCAAGGATCATCTTCTCCAGTTCCAGCTTGTGATTGAACTCAAGCTCTTTAAGCTTTAACGCTGCCTGAGGGTCTGCTTGTATGGCCTGTACGACCTGATCGGGTGCTGCATCTACTCCAAAAAGTGAAGCTATGATCCCACCTACTACTCCCCCGGCGGGGCCGAGCAAAGCCGTACCTGCAAGCGGAGCTATCTTCGCAATGATTTTTCCTACATCACCCCATTCCATGTCACCCCTCCAAATAGAATTCGTGATTATCAATAACCGCCATAAGCTTCATGGATGCCGCCCATGCGGCCTTGCATTTAATTGTTTTGTAATGAGTTGCTCCTGACACGTTGTCTTTTAAATCGCCGTTTATGACCTTTTCCGCTACGTAATAGCAGTTTTGCAAAGCCTTTTCTTTCTTGTAATATAGATCCCAGTTCTGAGCGATCATAACGAGTTTTGTGCGATTCGGATCATTTTCATTGAAGCAGGAAAACTGCATCTTTTTAAGTATTACTTCGTGAATTGTTTTTCCAAACCACCCGCCTTTTTTGACCCGGTTCATGATGACGCTGGCTACGCCGATCTTTCCGCCCATTCCCTCTCCCCTTGCTTCTCCATACAGACAAATCGCGAGGAGCTTCGTTTTATCGAGTATTTTGAATACTGAATTTATATCAGGCATATCATTTGCCTCCCTGGCCAGATGAGCTTGCAAAGTCTTTAAGAACTCCTTTAAGCTCTTCCGCGCAATTCATGCGGCTTATTGCTGTAATTGCTTTAAACTCCCGTTCTTCGGTTGAGGGGTCACATTCTGCTTCAAAGAAAGTTCTTTTTGCCATGCCTTCCCACAAATTGATAATGCCCTCAATCTTTTTAATAAGTTTTTGGCTATTCACGCATTATGTCCTCATTATAGTTTGCCTGGTAGAGGGCTATCCTGATCTTCCACAGGAACCGCTCCCCTCCGGGACTTTTATCGGGCTTTGTGGTTGTCTTGTGTCATTTGTGTCATTGTTGAGATTCTAAAGGATTGCAAAAAAGATGTCGTCTAAAGTGCTTTAGAGTATTTGAAAAAGGTTGTCTTGATGGTGTTTTGGCCTGGCTACGATCTCTCTGATCTGCACCTCACTGAGGCGGTATTTCTGGGCAAGCTCCTTGTGATTCGCGCCGGTGAATTCTTTATTGATTAATTCATTACGTTTGATACGCAGCATCTTCTCAGCCTGGGGAAAGTAGTAATTGAGGCCGCCCAGCTCATCGGAAAGCCTGACAGCGTTCTCAATACCCACTATACGAGCCACTGCCTGATATCCTTCCGGCAGTTCCTCGATAGTCAGGGTATTTAATATTTGTTCAACCCATCGTTCCATTTGCTGTATTCCCGTTAAACCGGCAGTTACACTTATTCTGTGTTTTCAAAAGCCCTTTAAGCCCTTCGATAACATGCGTGGCCTCGATGGAGGTTTTAATGATTGTGAGCTTATAGAACTTCTTAAGCCAGCGCGCGAACCCATCGTGAAATTTCCAATGCACATCGGCGGCAAGGTGGTCGATCATATACATCTGCTGGGGTGAGACCATAAGGGTCACATTTATCGGCAGTGTCTCACGCCTGAGCCTGGGAGCGCATAGCCCACAGGCGGGGCGGTTTGATTTCAGCTTGAAACCCAGCTTCTTCAGTTCATCAATCAGTTTTCCGGCCTGATCATAGCTTAATTCCTTGCTTGATTTTACGCCGAACCGGGCATGAAGCAGCAACCGGTACGTATCATCCTCCATGCCGATCTGATGCGTCGCCACGTGGATCAGTTTGATTTGTTTCGCGTCAATGGGTTTCATATCTCCAACTTTACCAGCCGGTCAACAGTTTGGGAATCTATGCCTACTTTTTTAAGTTTTGTACCAACCCGGTTCATGAATGCCTGTGCATTATTCCGATGAGCAGATTTTGTCCATAAATTGCCCAACATGAGCATTGACTTTAAGGATAATATTTCATCGACGCTTATCGTTACTGTAACTCTCTGCTCGCTCATTATTTTATTACCTCCTTTGATGCACCAAACTCCAGCCTTGCCTGATTAAATATCTCCACCAGACTCGTCTTTTGCAGCTTTGCCGCCCTCACAAGAATCATAATGCCCCTGTGCCGCAGGCTCTTTGTCACTTCCGCCACTTCATCAGCCGTTACCGGCACATAATAGCCCTTGCCGTTTGACCCTATCAGCTTATGATGATAATTCACCAGGTGTGCGATCACGGCCCGGACCCGGTCATACTCAATGCCCGTTATCTCTGCAATCGCAGCTCCGGGTATTTCATGCCTCTTGCCCATATAGACCCGGACGCAATTCCAGACCGCTTTTTCTTCCTGTGTCATCTGACGGCTTTCAAAATCAAGCGGCATCTGCTCGGGCATTACTTCTCCCACTTCTCCATTCCTGTCATAATCTTGCTTACTATTACCACCCCGGCAACAAGTACTGAAAAGAGAATATAGCAGAAGGCCCACTGTATCAGAAAATACCAGGGCACCGTATTATCAGTATTTATCTGAATATTCACTAATTCCTCCCATTAGTCTTTCCTCACTACCGGAGGACAGGCCGGGACGGTCATCACGGAGTTCAGTATGTCTTTTGCCGCACTTCGGGCATTTGAAATACCAGTAAAACGTATCCTGGCCATTTTGCTTCATTTGTCCATCACAGTTCCAGCAAGGTATAGTATTGTTCACAAGCTCTTTCCTCCCGTTAAAACATTCACCAACCAGAATTTATCGACTTTACGAAAGTCAATAATCCCGACATTATCGATGATAAATTCCCTGATATCCCTCTCCTTTATGAACCATTCATCCCCACCCTGCTGTGCCGTCCTTGCAGTGCCTCGTCTTGTCGCTTTAAGTAATCCTTTCCGAATCCACTGATCTGCAACCGTGGACGCATCCACGCCAAAACATTCTGCCACTGCCCGGGCAGAACCTTTTATTTGCTGGCTTGTAAGCCGCAGGCGTTTACGCTTTAACATAATTCCGTATATTGACCGATGATACCCCAACAATTTCAGCTTCCGCTGTATGACAACCGGAGTACGCAGGGCATTAAGTTCGAGAATGTGTAGTTCCTGTTTTGTCCATTCGGGCTCTTTAATATGCGGTTCAAGTACATTTATTTCCAATGCCCGCCTGCTCACCATCCAACGAGGAATATTCAATTGTACGGCAAGTTTTGCCACTCTTCCATGACACGGACTATATTTATTTCTATAAAGATCGCGGATAAGGTTATCCATGTGCTCTGTAAAAACGTATTTTCTCGGTTTGCACCTTTTCTGCCCTTCGGGATTAAAATCTATATTCAGGGCTGCGTTACATTGCATGAGTTGCTCCTTTGGGTTTCATATCCCCTTACAATTTGGGCAATAACGTTTTTATGGTATCAATCACGGCTTTTTTAAATCCTGGTACCGGTTGAAAATACTTTCCTACTTTGCCTATCATTACCTGGTATTTTATCAGTGCCGCTGAGTAAATATCGTCAAGAGCATCCGACTCAATTAAAGGAGGAGCCATCGAGAGCATCAACAATGCAATTAACCGTGCATGTTCAGCGTTAGTCATTGTGTTATTGTCAATGTCTGTGTGTTTCATGTTATTCTTTTCCCTCCGGCACTGCCGATTGACGCTTTTGAAATGCATCGCACAGGTTGTTAATGCCTATTGCATAGCGATTGGAATTATCCTTACCGATCACCTTACATCTCCATGCTTGCTTAAGCACTTTCCCGCCTATAGCATGGATATCCGTCCAGACAAAGCTTATACAAAACCAGCAGCATTTATGATCCCGTACTTCATACCCTTTGGCTTTTCTATAATTAAGCCCACGTTTTTTCTTAAGCATTATTCCCCTCCAGGCTCCATTATGTTAAATGCACCTTTTGCCAGTTCTTTCCATGCACGTTCACGGGCGGCTTTGGTGGGATATGTGCCATAAAGTCCCCATTCACCTTTTTTCCGGGACATCTCGCGGATTTGCAATATCGGTTTTGCAGCCGCGTCGGGAGGCAACCCCGCTTTGCTTGCATACTCATTGCTGGTAACCCGGTAAATATCTCTCATTCTAAAGATTAGATACCCTGCATTAACAAGCTTTTGTCTTGATTGTCCGTCCATTTTACCTCCCTTAGCCTCATCAGAAGCGGCATAACCGGCAGACCAACTTGCCAAATTTCGCAAGTTGGTTTCGGCATTTTTATGCTGTGGTAAATTCAGGAAGTCGTGAACTTACCAATTGATAACATGCGTCCAATATCGCAGCCCCTATAGCCGCAACCTCGCCTTCATGCAGAGTCCCCTTCGGATAGATATATACAGCTAAATGGATGCCCTCATTACCTATACAGTCCATTACAGGTTTTTCCCTGTATATTGCAACTTTGGATATCTTCATGCCGCCTCCTCTACTTCTCCCCGAGCCTCATCCTTTTCTTTCAGCAGCTTATCTACCAGCTTCTCGATCTGTGAGTCCACCGGCTTGATAACAACCGCATCGCCGGTGTCATCCACAATTATGCCGAGCTTTTCAAGCTCTGCCGCTGATAAACCGGAAAGGGCTTTTTTTACGGGTGTTTTCTTTGTCTTTATTAAAACATCAGCCTGATCCGAGAAGTTCTTTTCGATAAGTTTTACAACCTGGGCGCTATCAGCAAATTCAATCTTCCCCTTGCCTTTTTCAAATCCCACTTTTATACCGTGCATAATCAATGTCCTGGGTTTGACAAAGAGGCCTTTGCTGTCTTCAAGCTCTGCCTTTAAATGTGCTTCCATTTCTTTTGCGATGTTGACCTGTGTTTTTATCCCAGGCATGAACTGCCGTTTTAGCGCCTCAATTTGATCATCTAATTTCTGTAATGTTGCCGCTAATTTATCCCTGGCATCTGCGTATGATTTTGTTGATGTTTCAATTTGTCCCAGAGTTGCCATACTCCCTCCTTTTAATTTAATTGGCTTGTAGGGTTTTCAATATAAACGCTGTCCCTGACAGGTACAGGCATTATGCTGTTTCTGTCCATTTCCAGATGTATCTTGTTGTTGTCGATCTCATATCTGTCTATTACCGTGTCATCATCCTGACAAATTTTGATTACACAACCGTCCTGATATACTTCAATATATGCCTTCATTTTTTTACCTCTGCTGAAGTTAAGAATTGTTTGAACATCAACTGCCGTTTCAGCGCCTTTTCGTTGTAGTCTTTTTTTATATCCCGGTGGGCAAATAGAACAAAGAACATGAGAGCAAGTATTACAGTGCATAATATTTTCTCGCTTCTGTTCATTCTCGACCCCCTTATAAATTCAGCGGGCACGTTGCACCCGCACATTTTTCCTGATGCCGGACGCTGCGCGTAATACAAACCGACCTATCTATTCTGTCATTCCATCCCGGACACTTAACATCCCCATTAGCAAACCTTAATCCTGGTAACACGGTTACCGCTTCAAGCACTGCTGCTATATTATTATTGTCTAATCTTTTTGTTGCTGTCGGCACATAAGCTTGCACTGGCAGGCTTGGACTATTCGGTCGTTTTAAACCCTTTGGATGATCTTTTGTTCTTTTCATATCGCCATCACCACCTCTTCTGTGACTTTTTCCTCGCCCATCTCACAGGCCAGGTTCATTGCCTTTGCTGCGTAATTATTGACGAGCCCCGGATAGGCGTGGCTGATTGTTTTGCCGGTCCGCCCATCCTTGTCGGTAAGACGTTTGGAGAGAGCTGCCACTGCTTCATCGGTAAACATATCCTCCATCTTTGCCCCGAGCCGTTTGAACTTGAGTGTTAGATAATCCTTGATGTTGCCGTTGAGCCCACGGATCTCTGCAACCTGGATACGCCGGATAACCTCCCTCATATCAGGATGGACATCTTCATCGAGTTTGTCTTTTAATTCAGGCTGTCCCACAAGTATGATGCCCAGCAGTTTTGTATAGCCGTCTTCAAATTCGTAAAACCGCTTTAAAAGCTTGAGCACGCGGTAATTAAGATCATGGGCCTCCTCAATAATAACAACATGGCGGGAGCCCTGTTTGTGCCTGGCGAGCAACAACCTCAGCACCTGGCGGGATTTGTCTTCAAGTTTTTGTTTCGGCGATTCAGAAGATATATCGTGAATTATGGCGTCGCAGAGAGAAGAGGCGCTAACCCGCTCCTTATCTACAATCTGCGGGAATATGACCCGGACATTGCCCTCCTTTTGCAGGGCGATAACCACCTTCCGCCTCATAATGCTCTTGCCGCTCTGCACCTCGCCTACTACCGCAAGAAATCCGGCATGTTTTGCGGCGTCGACCATTGCCGCTTCAATGTAATAATGTTCATCGGACATGTAGATATCCCGTTCTTCCAGGACATCATTAATAAAAGGATTCTTGAATAACTTAAAATGTCTTTTTGTCTCCTCGGTTATCACTTCCACCTCCTTAATAATGTTGATATGTTCAGGGTTGCCGGAAATAAGCCCCTGTAAATGCGCCTTTATCGATGTCGCTATTCTCATGCCGGTGCCTATCGGCTGCTGATATTTTGTCTGCTCGCTGTCGGACAGCGGATCCCATATATTATTAATGTTCATGCCTCTTTCTGCGAGCCAGGTGCGAGCCTGTTTTAAGGATGCTATATATTTTTCCACATCCTCTTTAAAATTGGGGTCAGTGGGCGGTATATACCCCCTGTTGACAACATTGTGCATGGTAATACGCTTGTATGATGTAGCTTTTGCAAGTATCCCCTGGGATATGTCGCAGCCAATCAGTAAAGCCTTTAAAATAATGGGTTGTATTTCCATCCGGTATACTTTCGGCACTGCTTTCACGATTTCACCTCCTTTCCTGCCCTGCGGCAGTTTTCAATACATTCAGGTCATCTAAAACAGTTGAGCCCTTTGGCAGGGGGTTGGATTCTATTTCTCTTATTAATTCCTCCGCCCTTGACACTTCAATGGAATTCCCTATCTCAGCCCGAAGCTGCTGGTTAAGGTCCTTTGATATGGTTCCCACGCGGCTGGTAAGGCGTTTAAGAAACTCCATGAAAGATATCTGCTTTTCCGCGATCCCCCGGTCGATCTCAACGGGCGTGCCGCGTTTCTGAATGAATGAAATGTCTACTTTGTCGGCGTGGTTGCCGAATACGGTAATACCCTCAAAAGGTATTGTTTTTGCCCTTGCTGCTCTGGTATCCGGAGTGTTTTCTCCATAAGCCATGTTGTCAAAGCGTTTTACAGCGCGCTCTGTCAGGGTCTCCGGCTGAGATTTGTATTCCTGCCCGATAACGGCGGCGTCCGCGCGGAAACCTCCCAACTCGGCAGGAAGCTTTTTAATGATATGTGCCTCATAGACGGTTTCGTTGAAAAGCACGTCTATTAGTTCCGGGGTAAAGGGCTTTATGATGATCTGCACCTTTGACCGTCCCGGTATAATCCCGGCAATATGTTTTACGTTCCAGTCCTCACCTTTATAGCTGATTGTATAATCCCGGCTTACAGTTCTGATATAGTCTTCATCGGTATATGAATAGAGATCTGTCAGCAGGTCTTTATCCGGTAATTCCCTGAGTTGTTCCGGTTTAATGAGTAGCCAGCACTGCGTGCGAGTCATACCGTGGCGGGTATGTTTGCGTTTACTGTTTAAATATATCTGCCTGTCCAGCGCCCAGGCATTCAGGTCTTCCAGGGTGGACGCAGGCTGAAGGCGTAATCCCGACTCAAACCATTTTTCAATATAGTTATGCATGACTTCACAAGCTCCCTGCCGCTTGCTGTTATAGGGCTCGCCTTCGGGAATATGAACTCCGAGGCGCTTCAGGAAGCTGACAACGGCACGGGAGGTGTTCGCTGAACCTGCGTCCATAAGAATTTCAAAGGGGACACCGCGGAAGGGAAATTTATCATTATTTTTATTCGCCCAGGCTTCCAGAATGAATTCATGAAAGTTATTCTGGGTCTCGCCGGTGGTATTGAAATAGCGGAAATAAAAGAGACCTGAAAAGTGGTCCACAACAACATATCGTAAAAGTCTTAATTTTATCTTTGCAATATTGTGCATCTTATTTTTGTAATAGTCGCGCTCATCCATAATCCGCATGCCCTTCCCGCCGCTTCGCAGGTAATACTGGACGCATACGGAGACATCAAAAACATGGACATGATTGGGATGAAGGGACCGCATGGGCTGTGAAGTTTCTGTATTTTTCAGAGCTGCAGCGGACATCTCACGTTCCCGCAGGAGTTGCTGCATCCGGGCTACTGATATCTGCCCGGGGTTCAGATAATGATTGTCTTCCATTATTTCCATAGACATTTCTACCGGCATGATAGGCCCTTTTACCTCGCGTCTTGTTTGATAGATAAGGGATGCAGTCATTTCTATCTGGCCGTCCGTAATCCCCGATTTTAAGATGCCTTTATCGGATCGTGGCTTCTTGCCTGGTTTGTAGCCGTAGCGGGCGGCAATGCGGTAAAGCTGTTGATCGCTGTAACCTGTCATATCCCGATATTCTGACATGACCTGGCTTTTTTCGCTCCATGGTGCTGATCTTAATGCATCAACGAGTTCTTCCTGCCACATAGCCCACCCCGTTGTAATTTATTCTGTCTGGAGCGATTCTTCGGGCAGCATTGAAGGATCGCCATAAGTATCAGCCGCCACATCGTAGGCGGAGAGTATCTGCATCTTCATATAGGAAAGGGCGCTCAGGTATTCCGCGATCATCCTTTTTGTGGGCTGAGGATCTGCGTCAAAAGCCAGAGCATTCATACCCGCCTGCTCAATCTGGAGCATATAGCCGTCGAAAGCCTTTTTCAGAAATTCCATTTTTTTCATGAACTGGGCCTCGTCAGGTGTGATACCAAGTTCCGCTGCCTTGCCCTTGAATTTGTCGAGCTCCTTTTCAAGTTTTGTAAGGGTTTTATGTGTGTCCGTCTGAACACGCTCAAAAGCTTTTTTCTGAGCGACAGTTTCTTCTTTTTGAATTTTAAGTTCTTCCTGGAGCTGATCGAGGATTGCATTTATTTCCCCAGCCCGTTCGGGAATACAGGGTATTTTATCCTCTCCGATAATAATATTCTCTCCGTCAAAATCTGCAATCTTTGCAGAAATTGCTTTGCCTAAGTATTTGATTTTACTAATATCAGCTCCCATAAAATCTGCAAAAGTTGCAAGAAATTGGAATCTGAAAGGTTCTAAATCTTCGAGTTGCAGATCAACATTCCTTTGCTTGAGGCCAACATATTCGCAAAAATCTACCCAGGTCATGCCATATTTAAGACGGTATTCCTTTGTTTCTTTAACTTGTTTGAGCATAATGAGTGTCAGGAATTCAGATTGCCGTTGTGCAAAATGAGTTGCTTTTATTTTTCCTGCCATTTCATAGACCCACCTTGCTGAGTCAAGCTTCAGCTCCACTTCGTTAACTTCGTTTAATACCGATTGTCTTCCTGCCTCATATGACTGCTTTGTAGCTTCATAATCAGCGTCAGTTATCTTTTGTGATATTGATTTATTCGACATGTTTCCTCCCCCGTGCGCGCAACATTCTCCTAAGTATTTGTTTTGCTTTTTTTCTTTTTAATACGCATTCAGAACAATGTTTATCTGCTTCCACCCAAAGTTGATCTATTTCTTTCAAATAAGCCTCAACTGGTTTTTTCCTATTCTTTTTCATTATATTGCCTCCGTTATATATTTGAATTGTTTATTAATTCTAAATCTTTATCAATCCGCTCCCTCTCCACTTCCAGGTTGCTCCGTACCCGCGCCCAGAAAAGAGCCAACCCCATGCCGAGCTTAAAACGATCTCCAACCGTGGTAACAAACCCAAGATCTTCCAGTGTGGCAAGGTGACACATAACAGTGCCTACCGGAAGGTTAACCCCTGCCGCTACCTGCGGGCCATTAGTAGGTTCTTTCTGATTTGCCAGATATTTTAATATCTCGCCTGTACGTGCTACCGCCTCGATCCTTTTATATGTCGTCTTCCCGGTCATCTATTCCCCCTTATCCGTATTCATAAGAGCTTTTTCGAGCTCTTTTAATGCCTGTTGATCCTTTGTAATACGCTCTTTCAGTTGGCCCATCTTGGCATGAATTACTTCCTTGCCTTTCATAGCCTTAAAATGCCCTGCATCGGCCAGGATAAAAAGGCATTCCCAGTCATTCGTCACCTGACAAAACGCCGGAATTAGTTCAGCGGGTATTCCCCAGCGCTTGTTTCCATTATGGTCTATATTCTCGCTTGCCAGATCACGCCCCTCGGCGGACCAGCTATCCAGGCTTGATTTTGGTACTTCCTTGCCGGTCAATTTATATATCTCGGCGCAGATGTCTATACGCTCTTTGCCTGATTTTCTGATTGCCTGGCTTATTGCCTGCCTGATCCGCATACCTATATCCATACTGCCGGGCGCGGGTGGGGTTTCCGGTTTTAGGCACTCCCAGATGGTCATCTGCTTTTCGTCAATTTTCTTTTTATTATTTGACATTGCAAACCTCTTTTTTTATTGCTAAAATCAAATCATGTTTGACGGCATTAAACTTCTTTGTCTCAATATGACCGATATACGTTCCGACGAGTGTCTCAGCTCCTTGATAGTGCCCAAAGATAAGTATTTGAAAATAGCAAATAACGGATATAAGTGCCGCGGTTGCGGCCATCAAAGCAATAAGACAAAGAATTATTTCCTTTCCCTTATTACTTTGAATCAAACAGATAAAAACCTCATGAGTTCTGGATTTTATGTTAAATCCTACGGATTGGGTATTCATGGTGCCTACAAGGATGAAGATGGCTTCGACCCAACCGAGTATACACTGAACCATAACGACTGGGGCGGATGGAACGCACAGATTGCTTCCATAATTGTTGCCGACATAGAGACATCTACTCACAAGCTGGATATCTGGGTGGATGCCTTTTTCAAGGGTAGCCCGTACACATATCCTGGAAGAAAAGAATTTACATTTAATAATGTCATGAGGATGAGTAATATCTATCTCACTGAACACGGGTTGAATCTCCAGAAATTGAAGGATTTATTAACCGCGATCCGCACACATAACAGTGCGTGGGCTGCTTTACTGGATTCTCATGTAAATGCTGCTCCAGTCGATCTAAAAGATCCTCTGGTATTGAGTCTATACAAGACAAAGTCTTTGGCCGACCTTTTCCCTGGAGAGATATATGTATAGCGCGGATACGGCCCTCAGCATACCGGCTTACAGATTCAAAGGCTGTGATGCAATGGGGATTCCATGTCTGAGTAAAATCTATGATTTCCTGACGATCAATGTGCTCTTTTTGAAGTGTTTCAGGCACACCTTTTATGGCTGCTCCGATCTTATAAAGTCTCAATTCAGTAGTTGTCATATTTCCTCCTATGCTGCCTTTTTACGGGGCTTTTCATCCGGCCATAAATGTTCATATGAGACACCGCAGGCGTCTGCTATGGCTTGTTGTATCGGCCTTGATACTCCTACGTCATGTACAACACGGGACATCATGGCTGTTGAAACACCAAGTTTTATGCTGAGATCGAGAAGTCTCAGTCCGCTGTTTGCCGCCATCAATGTTCTGATATACAAAGGTTTGTTCTGTTTCTTTAGCTTTTTGAGGTTAGATAGTTTAATCATGTATAGATTATTTACCAATCGGGCAATATATGTCAA